TCATTTCGGCTAGGACGAGCCGTGCGGAGACGCCGGAAGCGTTGGCTGGGGTTCACTCGGAGAATGTGCTGTTGGTTGTGGACGAGGCTTCTGGTGTGCCTGAGAAGGTGTTTGAGGCTGCTGCTGGTTCGATGTCTGGCCACGCCGCGACTACGATTTTGCTGAGCAACCCGACGCGTTCATCTGGCACGTTTTACGAAAGTCAGACGCGGATGGCGGACAGCTGGTGGACACGTCGTTGGTCGTGCGTTGATAGCCCGCTTGTGTCTGACGAGTTTGTTGACGAGATGCGCGCGAGGTATGGCGAGGACAGCAATGCCTTTCGCATTCGTGTGCTTGGCGAGTTCCCTATGGCGGATGACGACACGATCATTCCGTTTCACTTGGTTGAGAGCGCGATACATCGTGACGTTGAGGTAACGCCTGACGTTAAGCCTATTTGGGGTTTGGACGTTGCGCGCTTTGGCTCGGACAAGACTGCGTTGTGTAAGCGGTATGGCAATGTTGTGACTGAAATTACCAGCTGGCAGGGTTTGGATTTGATGCAGACTGTCGGGCGCGTTATGGCCGAATACGAAGTCTTGTCGCCTTCTATGCGGCCCAGCGAGATATTGGTTGACAGTATTGGCGTTGGCGGCGGTGTAGTTGATAGGCTGCGCGAGCTTGGTGCGCCGGTTAGGGGCATTAACGTGGGCGAGGCTCCTGCTATGGGCAAGACGCACATGAACCTGCGCAGCGAGCTTTGGTTTAAGACAAAGGGTTGGCTTGAGGATAGGTCGTGCAAGCTGCCGAATAACGACCAGCTTCTCGCGGAGCTGACTGCGATTAGATACAGCTTCACATCGTCGGGTAAGATGAAGGCTGAGAGTAAGGATGAGATGCGCAAGCGTGGGTTAAGGTCGCCTGACCTTGCGGATGCGCTTTGTCTGACAATGGCCAGCGACGCTGCAACTGCGTTATCTGGCGCGATGTCAAGTTGGAAGCAATCTATTAAACGCAATTTGAAGGGTATTGCATGAAGCCAGTTCCGTTCCACAAGCTGTCACCAAAGATGAAAAATATCCGCATGAACCAGTGGATTAAAACTTATATTGGCCGAGGTTTAAGTTTGGAGGACGCTCAGCACGCAGCAAGGTGGCGCGCTGGCCATTGGAAGCTAAATGCGCGTATGGAGAAGGTTCTGGCAGATATTGAGGATGTGTGATATGCAGCCTGCGTGGTATTATTAATTAAACTGTGCTAATGTGCAAAAAAAGCTAGAGGATAATGATATGAAACCATGTAAAGGTTGCCCCACCCCAGCAGCGTGTAAACGTGCAGGCGGATGCCTTGCCAAAAAATACGGAAAATAAGTTATGGGTATTTTTGATTTCTTAGGCGACTTATCGTCAAAGCGCAGCAAAGAGCTTGGCCTTGGCGGCATACAGTCTTTGCTTGGCACGCGCCGCGCTGCACAAGCTGGCGCAATTGGCGATGAGATGATGGGCATTACAAACAAAGATAGTTTGCCCGGTTACTTTAATGAGCAGACGCGTGAGTATGTTCCTTGGTACGTTGATTTGTTTGACGGCGGTGGATTGAATGCTGCTGGCAGTGTTGCGGAGCAAGAGGCTGCGCAATCTATGGCTTCTGCAACGGGTGCTATGCCCGGCAGCGCTCCTACGGCTCAGCCTGGTTTGTTGCAAACTGGTTTGGGCAGTCAGCTTTCTGATATGGAGAGAGCAAACCGCAATCGCGTTGGCGTTGACCCGCGCAATCTAGGCGGTACTGAAGGCTATGGTCCTATGCCAGCGCGTGACCCGCGCAATCTAGGCGGTACTGAAGGTTATGGTCCTATGGGGCAAGCAATGCCTGCGCCTGCGCAGCAGGGCGTTATTCCTCAGCTGCAAGATAACATGCCTATGTCTTCGCCTCAGCCCCGAAACTCTGCGTTAGACACCTTGCGTGAAAATGTTTATAGCGTTGGCCCAATTGATGCCTACAGAAACGCACTTAATAATCGGCCAGACATTCCGCTCACGCAGCCTTTTGCGGGCAGAGATGACACGCCTCGTTTAAGCGAAATGCAATCGCCTATGATGCAACACCCTGAGTTTCCAAAATTTGTTGATCTTATGAAAAGATCTGGAAACGAACAGCTCCTGCAGAACCCAGGTCGCTTGCAAAACCTTTTCAATAATTACCTTAAAGGTTTATAACTAATGGCAATCACAACTTACGCAGAGCTGCAATCTAACGTCACGGATTTTCTTAACCGTGATGATTTGGCGTCGGTTACGCCGACGTTTATATCGCTGGCCGAAGCTGACATGCAGCGTCAGGTGCGTCACTGGCGGCAGGAGAAGCGCAGCACTGCGGAGCTTGACACGCAGTACAGCGCAATCCCCGCTGACTTTCTTGAGGCTATTCGGTTTTACATTACGTCGGGCGAGACGCGTCCGCTTGAGTTAATAAGCCAGTTTCAGTTGCTTGACCGCAAATATAAGAGAGCGAACACCAGCGGTGAGCCAGCTTATTATGCAATTACTGCCGGTGAGATTGAAATATTCCCTGCGCCTGATGGCACTTACACTGCCGAACTATATTACAACGCGCGCATTGAGCCATTGTCTGACAGCAATACGTCTAACTGGATGTTGGAATACTTCCCTGACGCATACTTGTATGGTTCACTCATACACTCCGCGCCATACTTGAAGGATGATGCGCGCTTGCAGGTTTGGGCTGCTTTGTATCAAAGCGCGATTGATGCTATAAATATGTCAGGTGAGAAGGCTAAATTTGGCGGATCAGGCCGTCGCATGAAAATAAGGGCTTACTAACATGAGTTTTTCAGACACATTTGAGACCACAGTTTTAACTTGGTCTTTTACGACAAGCAGCGCAACACGCCCGACTGAGTGGCATATTGCACTTTACACTGCATCGCCATCCGACCCCGGCGGCGGAACTGAAGTATCTGGCGGCGGTTACGCGCGTCAGGCTGTTACGTTTACTGTTTCCGGCAACACTGCCTCAAACAATGCTGCAATTGAGTGGCCAGTTGCTACGTCGGCTTATGGCACGGTTACTGACGTTGGCGTGTTTGATGCGTCTACTGGCGGCAACTTAATTGCTTACGCGGCGCTGACCACTAGCAAGGCGATTGACACGGGCGACGTGTTTAGGCTCCCATCTGGTGATCTTGACGTTACACTTGATTAATGGCTGAGTATCGTTCTGGCTACGGCAGGGCTACATACGGCTCGTATAACTACGGGCTTGATGGCGCTGTTATTGGCGGCGCTAGCACGATTATTATCACAACAACGACGGCAGCAGCATCGGTCCGCGTTAGGCTAGACGCATCTATTGTTGTAGGCGTATCTACGACCTCATCTGAGGCCGTTAGAGTGCGTGAAGCGTCTGCGTCTAGCACAGCGTCCACCACAGCTACATCTGCAGCCCAGCGCGTGCGTGAGAGCAATGCAGCATCAACCTGCGCTTCATCTACGTCTGCTGCATGCAATCGTGTCCGCACTGCTGATGGCACGATTGCCGCTGCGTCAACTGCCAGCTCTGACATGGTTCGCGTTAGGCCAACTTCGGCTGCGATTTCTGCTGCGTGCAGTACGTCGGCCCATGCTGAGGCAATATACATTAGCAGCGCTGACATTGTTTGCGTTATAACATCTGTAGCAACGTGCAACCGGGTTCAGTCGAGTAGTGCTTTAATTAGCACTCTTCTGAGTACGACTTGCAATGCTGTTAAAAAGTGGGAGCCAATCCCAGATACACCTGAAGTTTGGACTGGTGTTGATCCGTCAAGCAAAGTGTGGCAAGATGCAAGCAGCACGCCAGAAAGCTGGTCGGCTGTTCCCCCTACATCAACGGACTGGACACCCGCCTCGGCTTCGAGCGAAACTTGGGCTGACGCCGCATAGGAGAATAACATGGCTGACACAACCACAACTGCATATGGCTTAACGAAGCCAGAGGTCGGCGCATCCGAGGATACTTGGGGCGAAAAGATCAACACTGATCTTGATACGTTAGATTCGGTTGTAAATGCAATTGGCGGTAAGACTGCTGCCGCTACGTTGTCTTATGCAGATAGCGCGAAGCTGGCGACGACTGCTGGCGGGGTAACAGTTACCGGCCTGACAACAACGACTGATTTAACAGCCACAGGCACAACAACTTTAGCTGGTGCAAGCACAACAGCCAACATTACCTTCGGTGACAACGACAAAGCCATCTTCGGCGCTGGGTCTGACCTACAGATTTATCATGATGGGTCGCATAGTAGGCTTTTGCATCCAGCAGCATCAGGTGGCGACTTATATATTCAGGCAGACGATTTATACCTGACAAACGCTGCGGGCAACAGTTATCTTAAAGCCTTATCTGGGGCCGCAGTAACGCTTGCTTATAACAACTCGGATAAACTCGCCACCACCGCCACAGGTATTGACGTAACTGGCACAGCCGTCACGGACGGTTTAACTGTAGCTGGCAACGTGTCAGTCGATGGCGGGACGATCAAGCTGGACGGTAACTATCCTGTTGGTACGGGTAACACTGCTTTAGGTGACGGTGCGCTTGATGATGGATCTTTAAGTGGAAACAACAATGTAGCCATCGGAGGATCGGCACTTACTGCAAACACATCTGGAGTAGGAAATGTTGCGGTAGGTCAAAGTGCGGCAGGAGTAAATACGACAGGATCGTCTAATTCTGTTTTAGGTAATGCGGCTTTACTTTTCAACCAAAGTGGTTCAAACAACGTAGCGGTTGGGGAAACGGCTCTTTACTCCAACACCACCGCCAGCAACAACACTGCTGTTGGGTATCGTGCCTTGGAAGATAATACGACAGGCACACCAAACACTGCGGTAGGATATGTCGCACTTCCCAACAATACGACTGGTAACTCTAACACAGCTTTGGGTTACATTACGCTAGGCGACAACACCACTGGTTCCAGCAATACGGCTGTTGGTCATCAAGCACTATCCGCCAACACCACCTCCAACAACAACGTAGCGGTTGGGTATCAGACTTTATATAGTATGTCGTCTACGGGTGACGCTAATAAGTCAACGGCTGTAGGCTATCAAGCAGGGTATAACTCAACGCACAACGTAGACGCTTTTGGCTCTCAAGCATTATATAGCAACACTACAGGTGTTTTATCAGTAGCCATTGGCCGTGAGGCACTCTACTCCAACACCGGCGGCAGCAACAACACAGCGGTTGGGTATGTGGCTGGGTATAGTAATACTACGGGTACGACAAATGTATTTATAGGTCGCTACTCTGGATACTTAAACACGACAGCTTCCAACAACACGATGGTCGGTTCTAGTGCGGGTCAAAACAACACAACAGGTGCAGAAAATGTTGCGGTTGGTACTGATGCGTTAATTAGCAACACTACTGGCTCATACAGTGCGGTATTGGGCCGTCGTGCTGGCTATAGTATGACCACAGGTGGTCGTAATACCCTTATGGGATACAACGCTGGTCAGGCTTTGACTACTGGCACTCAAAACACGTTTGTTGGTGCGAACGATGGCGCAGGGTATGGTGTTGGGCATTTTGTTACCACAGGCTCTAAAAACACCATTATTGGCGCATATGACGGCAACCAAGGCGGCTTGGACATCCGCACCTCAAGCAACAACATCGTGCTGTCGGATGGGGATGGAGAGCCGCTAACTTGGATTCAAGGAAATGGGTCTACAAATCATTACGGCGACCCCTCTGGCCTTGGTGACTATATTGCCACTTGGAATATGAGGGGTACAAACACAGACGGGTTGCAAGCATTTTACAATGGGGTAACGCCAAACAATACTGCAAGGTATTTCTTCAGAGGAAAAGATAGCACAGCGACAAGAGTTATAATTTATTCAAACGGCAATGTTGTAAACGCAAACAACAGCTACGGTGCTATCTCTGACGTTAAACTGAAGGAAAACATTGTTGATGCTACGTCTCAGTGGGATGACATCAAGGCTCTAACTGTTCGTAAGTACAGCATGAAGTCTGATAACCTTGACGCACCCAACATGCTTGGGGTCGTTGCCCAAGAGGTTGAAGCGGCGGGCATGAGTGGTCTTGTGTTTGAAAGTCCAGACCATAATCCAGAAACTAATGAGGATTTGGGAACAGTCACCAAACAAGTCAACTACTCCATCCTTTACATGAAAGCAGTCAAGGCACTGCAAGAGGCAATGGATCGCATCGAAACCCTAGAGGCAAAAGTAACTGCCCTAGAAAACGCTTAATCGTAACCAGTCAGAAAAGGAGAAAGACATGACTGATACACCAACCACAGAAGAAATCGCACAACACTACACAGCAATGGGTCACTCTGTTGACTTGCTAAACGCTGGGCAACCAGAGGGCATGGAAGACGCCGATTGGGCTGACACTGTGTCACGCAACGTAGAGCATCTGCAAATCATGGTGGCTAAAGACTTCTGGACTACAGAAGATATGGCCGCTGCCAATGCTGCAATCGCAGCGAACTCTTAAACTCAACCTGAAAGGAGACCGTTATGAGTAAAAACGAAAAGAACCTCATCACTGTCAACGACATCGAATACAACATTGAAGACTTCACTGACGCACAGAAGACTATGCTTAACCATGTGCAAGACCTAGATCGAAAGCTGGGCAATGCTCAGTTTAACTTGGATCAGCTTTCAGTGGGTCGTGAGGCGTTTGTTAAGATGCTGGCTGACTCTTTGGAAGCACCAGCGGAAGACGAAGCTGAATAGCTCGCACGATATAACGCAACTGGCCAGCTATATGCTGGCCTTTTGCATATTTGGTACAATGTGCTATATTGGCCGCAATGCGTTTTCCGAGAGGCGACAATGGCTTTAATTGATCTAAACATTCCAGCTGGCGTCTATCGCAACGGCACTGACTTGCAGAGCATGGGCCGCTGGCGTGATGCAAGCCTTATTCGCTGGCATGACGGCGTTATGCGCCCGGTAGGCGGGTGGCGCACGCGCAACAACAACGCTGCAAACGCAAGCATACGCGGCATAACTACTTGGAACACAAATAGCAGCGACCGCTGGATTGCCGCTGGCACATACAACAAGCTTTATGCTTGGGCCGAGACTGGCGTTCAATATGACATTACCCCGGTTGGCTTAACTGCTGGGCGTGAGGACGCAATATCTTTTACAGGCTACGGCGGCGCGGAGTTTGGCGCATACGCATACGGCATTGCTCGGCCTGACACAGTTCGCATTCAGCCAGCGACCAGCTGGGATTTGGAAACGTGGGGTGAATACTTGCTGGCGTGCAACGAGGACGATGGCAAGATTTACGAATGGCAGCTCAGCACTGGCACGCCCGCTGCGGTTTTGTCTAACGCGCCAACAAGCAATCTTGGTTGCGTTGTAACTGAGGAGCGTTTTTTGTTTGCGCTTGGCGCGGGCGGCAATCCTCGCAAGGTGCAGTGGTCTGACCGTGAGGATAACAATTCATGGACGCCAGCCGCTACAAACGAGGCGGGTGATCTTGAGCTAAACACGTCTGGCGCATTGATGAAGGGCGTGACTGTTGCCGGGCAAACCTTGCTTTTGACAACGCGCGATGCCCACGTTGCCAACTACATTGGCCCGCCATACGTTTACGGCATTGAGCGCGTTGGCACGTCCTGCGGGCTTGCGGCAAAACAGGCTGCTGTTGTTGTGGATGCGGGTGCATTCTGGATGGGCGTTAATTCGTTTTACGTTTACACGGGCGGTCAGGTTCAGGAGTTACCCTGCGACGTGTCAGATTATGTTTTCAACGACATCAACCGTGGTCAAATTAGCAAATCGTTTGGCATGTCTAATTCCATGTTTGGCGAGATTACTTGGTTTTACCCAAGCGCGGCATCAACGGAAAACAATCGTTATGTGACGTTTAATTACACAGAAAACACATGGTACATTGGCGAGCTGGCCCGCACAGCTGGCGTTGACCGCAGTGCATTCCGCCAGCCAATGATGGCTGACCCAGCGGATTACAAGATTTACGAGCATGAGATTGGCTTTGATTATGGCGCGTTGACACCTTATGCTGAAACGGGTCCGTTCCGCATTGGCGCTGGGGATCAAGTTATGAGCGTGACTGAGCTTCTGCCGGATGAAAAGTCGCAAGGTGACGTAAATGCCGTTTTTAAGACGCGCTTTTACCCGAATGGCACTGAGCGGTCATACGGGCCTTACTCTATGAGCAACCCAACATCGGTGCGGTTTACCGGGCGTCAGGTGCGGATGCGCGTTGAGGGTCAGCGCTTGTCTGATTGGCGTGTTGGCATTAATCGGCTTGAAGCTGTTGGCGGTGGCCGTCGATGACGCAGCAAAACCGTCCACCAGAGCCGCGAGATAAGGACTGGCAGACGTGGGGTCGGCGCATGATGTCGTACCTCTCGCAAACCCGTTCTGCGCTGGTTCAACAGACTGGCGACGAAAGCGCTGCCGATGATGGCACGTTGATGTGGGACAGGGAAAACTTGTATCCGGTTGTAAGCAAAAACGGCGAGTGGGTTCAGGTCGTGCTGGAGGACGGCCGCGCTGACTTCATTCTAACGTCTGATGTTACGCCAGCCGCCGCGAACACAGCTTACAAAATTACATATGACGCTCCTGTAGGTAATGACGGCATTACGCAAGGCACTCCCGCATCTCGCATTGTTTTTGAGGAGGCTGGCCAGTACGTCATATCGTTTTCCGCGCAAATATCATCGACATCTGCCAGCACGGTTCACTTTTACTTTTGGCCCAGCATTAACGGCACAGACGTGTCTGACAGCGCGATGACAACGGCGCTGCACCGAAACAACGCCACTCTGGTTACGTCGCGCACGCAGATATTTACCGTTGCAGCAAATGACTATTTTGAGGTCAACTACATGATTGACAGCACGTCGGGCTTTTTAAACTACACCGCAGCGTCCTCTCCGGTTCCAGCAATCCCCTCGTCAACTTTAGCAATAACGAGGTTGCATGGATAACGAGCTTGAAAGATGTCGGCCCTGGATCGAAGCTGCTTTGGGCTATTCTGGAGGCACTCATGACTTCATTGACGTGGCCGAGGGCATCTACAAAGGTACGATGCAGTTGTGGCCAACGCCAAAGGGGTGCATAGTAACTGAAATCGTGGTATATCCGCGAAAGAAAGTTTTAAACGTGTTCCTCGGCGGCGGTGAATTGGAGCAAATTTTGGATATGCACAACGATGTGATAGAGTGGGCAAAAGCGCAAGGATGCGCGGCCCTAACCATGACTGGTCGCTTTGGCTGGAAAAAACCATTGGCGAAGCACGGTTGGAAGCCACTGCACACGTCCTATGTTAAGGAGTTTGAATAATGGGAAAAGGTGGATCAACCTCTTCAACGGTTGCAGTCCCAGAGTACATTGAGGACGCGGCTCGGCGCAATCTGACCGAAGCTGATAAAATTAGAAGGTTGGGATTTATCCCTGAGTATGGCCCAACCGTTGCTGCGTTTACTCCCTCGCAGGAAGCTGCGTTTCAAGGCACGGCACAAGCAGCTGGCGCTTTTGGCCTGCCCGGTGGCGGAATGTCAATGCAAGATATTTCTGGTGGTATGCCTGAGCCTACGACTTACGCAGGCGGTGTGCGTGGTTATTCTGCTCTGCCAATTTATGAGCAAGCTCTTGAGGCTTTTGGGCAAGCTCGCCCCGGTCAAAAGAGATATGCAGAAAGTTTCTTTATTGACCCAGTTACAGGTCTTCCCGGCTCAAACATGCAAGCGCCAGTTGACTACACCGTAGCGTCCACTCCGGGTGATCTGGGTGGGATTGGCGCTGGTGGTGGAGACGACCCTTATTTTCCACCTGTCACTCCACCTGTCATTCCACCTGTCACTCCACCTGTTGTTACACCGGTTGCTCCCGGCCCGGTTTACGGAGGAGTGCCTACATCACCTACCGAAGGCGCTGTTTTCACGTCAACTGATTTTAGCGGCGAAGAAACTCCTTACACAATAGTAACTCCCACAGATGTGCGTCCGCCGGGATATGTTGACAATACGCCCTCAACTTTCCCAGAGGTGCGTGAGTACTATGATTCGAGTCCACTGAACCCTTCGGCCCCAGCTGTATTAAAGTTTGACGATGGCACGTCAGTTGACT